TACCGGCAAGGCCTTGAGTTTCAAGGGTGGCTTGTCTCAGATTGCCTATGAGTTCCAGAACAAAGATCGTATCGGGTCAACGACGGTATCAAATGACGGCGGCACTGTCGATACCCCGGAGCTTGGTTTGCTGAAACATACCAAGGAATTATTGAAGCCGTCTTTGCATCCGCTGCATACAGGTACTTAATAATGGCTGGCGATGGATTCAAAGTTGAAGCGGTCAATCTGGCTGAAGTCCAGCAGTATCTGGACGATCTGCCCGAGGACACCTTCGATGATGCCAAGCTGGTATTCCAGACAGCTGTGCTGGAAGCGCACAAGACAGTATCTAAGAATTTGAAGTCCAAACTCAATTCGCGGACTGGCACATTGGCTCGTTCGATCAGGACGGAGGTCAAGGGCACCACGCTAAGGACGCTGAGGGCAGCGTTATTTGGCGCCAGGGACGTCGGGGGCAAGGAATTGGTCTATACCTTGGTACAGGAATTTGGTACTGGAGGATTGCCCGGAGGGGTGATCAGGGCCAAGAATGCTTACAAGGGTGTACCGGGCGGGCCGTATCTGAATATCCCGGTCGGTGTCAACCTGACCCCGGCAGGGGTCCAGCGCCTAAGTGCACGGGAAGTATTCAGTCAGCAAGGTGCTCATATAAGGGGCCGGGCTGTATTTGTTGGTGACAAGATGATGTTTGCCTTGGTAAAGCAAGTGAAGATCAAACCCAGGCTGGGGATGCGGGATGCGGTAGATGCAGAAATTCCAACTGTGCTGAGCAGCCTGCAGGATTTGATAGGAGAATAGATGGGCACAACCCCTGCTATATTGACGATCATGGACGAAGTTGAAGCCCGGCTTGGTAACATATCAGCCTCCAACGGGTATTGGTTTGACCCCAAGAAGATCAGCCGTGCTCGCCTCAAGGCTTGGGAAGGGTATGATCTGCCGGCGATCAATTACTGGGGTACCAATGTTGAGAATGACCGTGCTGCCTATGCTAATGATGAGCGGGGCTTCAGCCTGTTCACTGAGATGCACAGCCAGACCCGTGATGATCCTTTCATAGATATTGCGGAGAAGATGGCCAGCGATGTGATAACAGCTATGGTGCGACTGCCGGCTGCAACAGCAGGAAGCTCAGTTGGTCAAGACGGATCTCGCACTGATATGTCCGGGGAGTCTGATACTAAGTTCAAGATCTCAGCCGACGGCGATGCGGTAGAAGAAGTCACTTGCGATTGGTCATCAGCTACGACCGGGGCATTGACAGCTGCCCAGATGCAAACTCAGATCCGCGCCTTGGGCAGCAACAAGGCAACTGTGACTGTAGTGTTCCAGCGCGGGCGATATGTGATTACATCCAGCACAACCGGGGCCAGTTCTGCTATTGTAATTACAGCCGGAAGTACCCTGGATTGTTCTGACCAACTGAGGATAGGTCTGGCCAATAGCGGAAGCGAAAGCACAGGGCTGGCTTCCGCACCTACAGTTGCTGCCGATCCGAATTATGATCTGAACTCGACTGTGAAAGATCTTGTATATGCAGGTCATGACTACATAATTGGAGAAGGCCAACAACCGTGGTGTGGCGTCTTGGTCAGATGGACAATCAACTATTATGCTGATCCATTCAATATGTTCACTTATAGAGAGGATTAATGATGGCAACCCCTAAGAAGAAGGCCAACAAGAAGAAGAGGACACGAAGTACTCCGAAGAAGGCCAAGGAGCAAATAGCGCAAGCGGAACTGCCTGAACTTGATCAATCTCCGGGCCAAAAGAAGATCGCTGTAATTTGCTCTCCAGGGCTGGACGGCCATCTCAGCGAGATCGCTGATCACTTCAAGGCCAAGGGTGAAGTCAAATTGTGCGTCACCGGCAATCTGGATCAGGTTTTTGAAGCCATAGCCTGGGCTGATGTAGTCTGGATTGAGTGGGCTAACCAGCTGGCTGTAACGATCACTTCCTATGGACACCTGATGTATAACAAACAGGTCATACTGCGGTTGCATAGCTACGAAGCGTTCACGCAGGATCTTCTCTATATCAATTGGGGATATGTGACTGATCTGATATTCATCGCAGAGCACATCAAGCGATATGTAATGATCGCTTGTCCGGCTATAGAGTTCAATGTGGACCGAATCCATGTCATCCCCAACGGTATCGACACTGAACGATTCAACATTCCTAAGAAGCCGGTTGCAAACGTAGCTGACCATGTTGATCGGCCCAGTGATAGGAAGAAGATCGCATATTTGGGCTACCTCAATTTCAAGAAAGGTACCCAGCTGATGTTCCGGGCCTTTGCAGAGCTGGTCCGATGTGACCCGGAGTTCACCTTGTGGATTGGTGGCCAGTTTCAAGAACCACGGTATGTTGAATATCTGCGGCAGATGCAAGAGCAGAATCCGCTGTTGCGTGATCGGATCTTCTTCCAAGGGTGGCAGAATGATCCGGTGTTGTTTCTGTCGGATAAGTCTCATGTGATTTGTACCAGCTTGCTTGAGAGCCAGGGGAAGTTCATCATGGAAGGGATGGCGATGGGGCTGAAGCCTTTGATCCATAACTTTGTCGGGGCAAAAGAGATCTATCCACTGGGGGTGATTTGGGATGACATCTATGAGTTCACTAATTTGGCTATGAGCCCGATTGGCAATCCTGCTGAGTATCGGAAATTCGTCGCTGACAATTATAACACGGTGGATGTTCTGGAACGGATTGATGATGTGATTGAAGCCCAGCCTGAACCGATACCGGTATTCAAGCCTGGTGATGATCATCCCCCGGTAAAGATCGCGGCTACGATGATTATGCGAGATGAGGAAAAGAACTTGGACAGGTGCCTTAATTCCATCAAGGATCTGTGTGATGAAATTGTTATAGTAGATACTGGGTCAAAGGACAAGAGCGTGAGGATCGCTAAGTCCTTTGGCGCAAAGGTGTATAAACATAAGTGGGCAGACGACTTCTCCTATCATCGTAATCAAGCCTTCGATTATGCCCCGGAAGATTGTGAATGGAACTTAGTTATTGATTGTGACGAGGAACTGACTGGGAACATTAAAGGGATGAAGGATATATTGGCCCAGGTCAATGAAGGCTACAACGCAATGTCCATCAATGTTAGGGATGCCCATGCTGATATTGGTAATGAGGTCAACGGCACCCGGTTGTTTCGCCGGGGCAAATGCCGGTATCGTCGTGTGTGGCATAATGTCCCAATTGCGGAAGGGATGGAGAAGACCGGCTCGGTGATGTTTGATGGAGTAGAAATAATCCATCATGGATCAATCAACGCTATGACGGGTGAGGATCAGATGAAGAAGGCGCTGCGAACTAAGGTGCTGCTGGAGAAAGCGTTGGAACAAGACCCGGAAGACCATGAGCTTTTCTTCTACATGATGCAAGTGTATGGTATTGAGGAAAAATGGCAAGCAGCAGCCAATGTCGGAGAGAAGTATATCGCAGCCCGTAACAAGCTCAACGGATTCCAGCTGGCTGCGTATTATACAGTTCTTAGGATTCATGCTTATCACTTAGACAACGTTGGCCGGGCAATGGAGCTGCTTAATGAAGCCAAGATCCTACTGCCTGAAGATTTGGATATTGCATGGGCTGAGTGTGAACTCGGCGCTTCAATAGGTAATGCGGAAATGTTATTGGCCGGAGCACGGCGGTTTGTACATCTGTATAAGGTCTTCAAAGATCGCCCGGATGCCAAGGCCGGACGGTTTGTTTTCAACATGAAGCCTGAGTCGCTGTTCTTTTGCCTGAAACATATGACTGCGTATTTATTGAAAGATGGGATTGATTGCTTGAAGCTTTTGCAGGGATCAATCGCGGAGTTTCCAGCCGGACAGCAAACAGCGGTTGAAAAGGAGATCGCCGAAGTATTGGGACCGTTGAATATTGACACACATTAACAAGGAGAAAGAAAATGTCAACATCAGAAGTAGCAAAGATTAGTATTGAAACAGGCCAGACGCTTGTTGCTTATGCGGTGATGACCGATGCTGGAGATCACCAGATCTTTAGTCTCGGTACGATTTGGTCCGGTAAGTCTGGCTTCACACCGATCGTGCGTCCAGATGGTATTGTGTCTGGTCGGAATGTACTATCGATCCACGCATCGAATGACACGATTACCATTGGTGGATTCACTGCCTACGTGAAAGGGGTACTGTATACAGTAGCGGCCACGACGGATACCTTCACACGCGGTACGGGTCCGGGTAAGGCTAAGGTGATTTCAATTACCATGGATTGTGCCGGAGCAAAGGCTGTTGTGCCTGGGGAGGAAGGTGCCGGGGCAGCGTATAGTGAAGTTCGTGCTGCGGCCGGCGGTCCTCCGTTGATCCCGGTAAGTTCAGTTGAGATCGGGCAGATCAGGACCACAGTGAGTACTGCTCAGGCTGTAACGGCTGCGGAAATCTTCCAGGTGGTGGGGACACACAGCGAGCGGTTTGACTTCCCCAACTGGGATGAGAAGAATCTGGGTGATGGGATCAACGCGGCTTCGTCTGCTGAACAGCAGTCTCATATCAAGTTGACCTCGGCATTGAACCCTGACCATGTTGGTCCTACGTACAAAAACGTCTATGTCCAGTATTACACTCCGGTGTTTGCTGAGCTGCAAAAGACACTGGACCATGTGCCGGCGGACAATGCTCACTCGATTAGTTCCACTCAGTATTATAATGGGACAATCGGAAGTTCAGCTACGACGCTTGGGGCGGGGAGTTTTACGGCTCTGCTCAGCGATGCCATATCTGATGCGATCATCGCTGAGCAAGATCAGATCATCACAGTGAAATTCTTGCCTGACCGGAATAAAGCTCCATTTATTCTCACGCAGGGGAAACTCGGGCTTGCCCGGACGTTCCCGGTTACCGAGCAGAATCAGGTGGCTGTGACAGTTGCCGCAGAGAGCAAATCTGCGTCGTTCTTATCTTAACCATACAACCCTTCGGGTGTAGCCAGGAACGCCCGAAGGATCGCCGATTAGGCCAGGAGATAGGTGAATACAATGGGATTTGATATAACAAAGTTCGATCAGGCAAAAATAGTTGACCGGACAGTTGAGATACCGGTGCCGGAACTGGCAGTATTTTTTGCTGAGGATGAAAAGCCGATTTGGAAAGTTCGGCAATTGGGCGCGCTGGAACTTGCTATCGCAAATGAAGCCAAGAATGTAAACAAAAACTTGCAAGAATTGATTGACAAACTCTTATCATCAGTACCCGAAGATAAGGTTGAAGCCTTGCTGGAATCATTAGGGTTGACACAGCGTAAGCCGGACACGCCCGCGCCGGAAGATTATGTATATCGGGTTGCCTGTTTATATCAGGGGTCGGTTGAACCCGAGATCGATCAAGTCCAAGCGGTTCGACTTGCGTTGATGAACGGCAATGTATTCTACAAGCTGTCAAATAAGATCATACAGCTTTCAGGGCAGGGTGCGCAGTTGGGGGAATAGAACGCCTTTGGAGCGATGTGCGGGTGAGAAATATGTTGAACCTATGCTCCGGGGGCTTTGGTGGACCGCAAAGATTTTTGTACGAGGTTGCACCAGACATTTTCCCGCAAGGATTTTTGACCCAGGTCGAAATTGGTCTCTGGGTTAAGTGGCAGGAGAGCAGGCCGAAGTCGCCCATGCCACATTAGGTAAGGATCATGGCAGATAGTGTACAAAAAATAATCGAGATAGTATTTGCCGGTGATGACCAGCTTAGTGGGGTCATTGGCAGTGTCAGTGGAAATGTATCCGCGTTCGGCGAAGGCTTGGGAAATATCACTGGGCCGCTGGCCGGGGTAGCTGATAATATCCTCAAGCTGGATGCCGCCTTGGGTGCTCTTGCTATTGGCGGTCTGGCCTTTGCCTTTACTAAGTCGATTGAGTTTGAATCGTCCATGGTCGAACTGAGAAAGGTTGTAGGTGATCAACCAGAAGTCCTTGAAGCGGCTAAGAAGGCCGCGCTGGACTTATCAAATACATACGGCGAGTCAGCTTCAGATATTCTCCTATCCACTGCGGATTTCAAGCAAGCCGGTTTTGATATTGACGAGGCAATGACGCTGACATCCGACGCGTTGAATTTAGTTATTGCCGGCGGTTTGGGAGCATCAGAAGCAAGCGCACTTCTTGTTTCTACTCTCAAAGGGTTCAAGGCGCCAGCATCAGAAGCCGGGCGGCTGATTGATATTCTCAATGAGGTTTCTAACAACTACGCAACGAATGTGCAAGAACTTGCTATTGGTATGGCAGGGCTTTCTCCGATTGCGTCCACCATGGGATTTAGCTTTGAAGAGACAGCCGGGGTATTGACCCCGGTGATTGAGATCTTCCGGTCTGGCTCTGAAGCATCCAACGCTCTCAAGGTTGGTCTGCTGCAACTGATTAGTGATACAGCACCAGTATCAGAAGCACTTGAAAAATTGGGCGTGTCACAGAAGGATGCCAATGGTCAGCTGCGATCCGGTAAGGATATTCTTGCCGATGTGGGCGTAGCCTTTCAATCGGTGGATGAAAATCAGAAGCTGTACTTTGCTTCTCAATTAGTAGGGATCAGACAAGCTGCCCGGATGGTTGAGGTATTTGATGGCCTGGGCAAGAGCACAGAGATCACAGCTGTTGCGATGGGCGCGGCTGGATCGGCCGCTTTGGAAGTTGCTGCTCGGTTGGAATCTGGTGAGGTTGCGGTCAACCGGTTCAAGGCGGGGTTTGAAAATCTGGCCATTGCAATTGGTGATGAGTTCAGGGAATCAGCCAAGGCGGCTATCAATGGTGCTACTGAGATTGAAAACGCAATAAATGAAATGGTGACGGATAAAGCATTCGATCCTCTATTCAAAGTGCTCAGGGACTTTTCAACTGCGTTGGGAGAAACTCTCAGCGGCATTGCCACAGCGTTACCTGACGCATTTGAGAAGGTAGATTTCACTGGACTGATTGATTCAGTAAAGGGTCTGGGTGGTGAGTTTGCCGAGATGTTTGAAGGATTGGATTTGACCAAACCGGAAGATCTGGCTAAGGCCATCCAGTTTGGGGTTGATTCGATTGAAAGCTTGATTCGGGTAACGGAAGGAATGGTCGGCCCGCTGGGGATATTCATCCAGGGGATTTTTGATGCTGTTGAAGCATTCAATAGTTTAGACGACGGGACCAAAGAGAGCACCGGCGAGATCCTCGGATGGGCCAAGGTTATAGATACCGTGATCGGTCCATTAGGGGCTGTCTTGAAAGCTGTAGAGTCATTGGCGATAGGGCTCAATGTTTTGGTAGGTGTTCAGATCGTGAGGCTGTTAGCTTCTTGGGGTGGGGCATTTAGTACGCTCACAACTACCGTTGGGGTCTTCGGTATTGATGCTGTGGCTGCAATAGCTGGAGTAGCGACATCGACTGCTGCGTTGACTCTTGGGATGGGCGCATTAGCGTTAGGGGTCGGCGTGGCTATTGGGTCTTTAATAAGCATGATTCCTGGAGTGGACGAAGCAACTCAATCGGTAATAGGATTCCTTGATGTTCTATTTGGATTTTCAGATATCCCTGATATTGAGTTGGAATTAGAAGCTTCTGAAGCCGATAAGAAAATAGCCCAGATCAAACATGACCTCTTGGTATTGGAGCTTACGAAGACAACCGTGGAAGTTGAAGTTGAATCGGCCTCGGCCGAACAAAATCTGGCTGATATCAATGAAGCACTTGCCAAAGCCGGGGTGTTAGTGTTGGCGACTGAGACGGTTGGGTTTCAGGGTGAAGTAGATGCGGCAATTGCTGAAGCTGAAGAAAAGCAAGTTGAACTTGAAACAACATTACAGAAACAGCAGTTTGAAAGAGAGCTGCTTGAGATTAAAACACAAGCAGATTTGATTGATACCACTATAGAGTTCACTGCCCGGATTGATATTGCCCAGATTGAAGCTGATGCTGCAACGGCGGTGGCGGCCTTCGAGGGAATTGCGACGACTGTGACAGCTGTTTCTGCCGGCGTTAGCGATATGTTTACTGTCCTGGCCGGAGATCCGTCACTGACCACAGACCTGTTTTTCCGCGATGCTTTTCAGGATCAACTGGCAATACAGGCGGCACTGGTGCAATCTCAGATAGATTTGAACCGGGCACAAGCTGAGTTCCTTGAGGCTAAAGCTGATGCTCTGGGTGGTGGGGACGCCCTGATTGACATTACAGCAGACGGGCTTGAGCCGGAGATAGAAGCGTTCATGTGGAAGATAATTGAGAAGGTTCAGGTGCGGGCTGCGGCTGAAGCATCTGAATTTCTACTCGGGATATAGACAGATGATATCGATTAGCAAAGCGGTGCCAGACGGCTCCAATGATAGCGTGATAATAACCGACTACAAGACCGGGTCAAAGTTGTCCGACGCTGAGTCACGAGTCACCAAGACCAAGACTTTAGATGGTGGGGTTGTTCTTGTACATGGTGGATTTGTTGAAGAAGATCGGAAGTTCCAAGTTGATGCCCGGATGGCAGTGGCAGACATTGCAATACTTTGGGCTATCTATACCAGCGAAACATATGTTGTATTTTCTTTTGATGATCAGGTTGCCGGGGTAGCCGGAGTTTATGATGTTGCAATTTCGAAGCTGACCAATCGGGCCGGGCGGATAAAATTCACCGCATTGGTCAGGGAGAAGCTCAGTGGTTAAACGAAAGAAGGAAGAGCCATTTACAGAAAAGCCTTTGAAGTTTCAACGCTTGGGCAAGCCCGGAACTATTAAACAGGATGGTGCCGGATCTGATGATCAAACATTCGGCATCAAGTTCAAAATCAAGAAAAGCAGCGGTGGGTGATGAAAAGCAAAGCGAGGTCAGGTGCGAAGTTTGAAGCAGAATTGATCAAGGCCAAAAAGCCACGAACACGATTGCTGGTCATGAGAGTCCCAGGTGGGGTCATGGCTGTAAAGCTCATTCCAAAGGAGAAGTGAAAATGTCAGAAGAACAAAGTGCTCTGATTGAGAGCGAATGGACAGTTGAACATTGGCGTGATGGAAAGATGATTGACAAGACTGTTGATCGTAACATCGTGACGGATGAGGGGCTGAATCAACTCTTGCGGATCATGTTTATCGACGGGACGCAGATCGCTGAAGCGAATTGGTTTGTGCTGATCTTCAAGACAGATACTACACCGGCAGCAGGTACGACCTATGGCACGCCGGTGTTCACTGAGGAAACTGACTATGATAGTGCTACGAGACCTATCTGGGATGGCGGTGCGGTCAGCAGTGAGTCGGTTGACAATTCAGCTGCCAAGGCCACGTTCGTTTTTGATGCTACCTCAGATGGAAATACGATCTATGGCGCAGCCATGGTTGGTGGAGTTGGCGCCGGCGTCAAGGGCAACACGGCCGACACTGATGGCCGGATGTATGCGGCTGCGAAGTTTGGTGCTTCCAAGGCTATAGAAGACAATGATACCCTGAAAGTGACGATCACCTTGACGGCAGCTGACGCGTAGGAACAATGACTATTTTTGATGACACATTGACAGAAGCTGTTGGTCTGACAGATACTATTGAGGGGTTGAACTGGACCCAATGGCTTGCGGAGAACGAACTGTTTACGGTTGTCCGGTATTATTTGACCTTGACCGGGGATGCTGAATCATCGCCTGTAGCTGACCTCACCTTGCCGATGAGTTCCTTCACTCTTCGTACCAATAAGGATACTGACAATGATAGTGTGTTCAAATCGTTGATTGCCTATGTGCCCTCGATACAGTATGCAGCGCAGATTGCAGCCCGGCCGAACGGGGATTTGATCTTGACCATGACATATGAGATCGATGGCGTCATTGAACAGACAGTTGAGTTGGTCCGGGTGGACTTTGATTCGGTGAGTAGTTTCAGTGGGCCGTCGAGCAAGTCCACTTCGCTGTCCGGCAGCCGGACGACTACTGCATCTGTACAAGAAGCGGTATTAGTCAACACAACATTTTCAAGTACAGTTGCTGGCGTGGTCCGTTACCGGTTTGCCCTGCCGGACTTCTTCATGCGGTCGGGGGATCTGGTAACGGTTGACGGTGGGTCGTCTTTTACCGTAGGAGAGGTTGTGTATACGGTTTCGGTGGTGGCTCAGACAATGGAGATAGTTGAAGGAGAACGGACGCCGACAGTTGAGGAAAGGGATTTGACTGAGGCTATTGATTTGACAGATGGCATTATCGTTGAGATGATCGTTGAAAAAACTTTGACTGAAGCCATTGATCTGACTGACGCCGTAGCAGTTGAAGCAATCTTTGTGAAGGCAATAACTGAAGCGGTCGTGCTCGGTGATAGCAACGCGGCTGACCATCTCGTTGTATCTTTGGCCGAAGCTGTGGCTTTGAATGACAGTAACGCAACGGATCATTTGGTGACGGTTTTGACCGAAGCTGTGGTGCTGAACGATACAGTAGTTGCCAAGAACCAAGATAGAAAGCTTATCGAAGCTGTAGTTCTGGATGATAGTAATGTAGCTGATCATCTCGTCGGGGCTTTGACTGAAGCCATTGTATTGACGGATGTCGTCACCGAAGATCATCTCGTTGGAGCCTTGACTGAAGGCATAGATGTCGATGATACTATTGCCGGTGAACTTACAGTGACATTTGTCACCGCCAAGAGCGTGATTTTTGATATAGCCGGGTCATATAATGGGCCGAGTTCCGGGACATTTGTTGGGATTCGACAAATTGATTTTTATTTAGGCATCAGTAAGGAATCCTTACCGGGTACAGGTTACACGGCTTATTCTACATCTATTGTAAACGGTGACTTTGTACCTGCAAATGTATTTAATACAAGCCTAGACAAGACATCAGAAGCAACCAGTAACAGTTGGGCAAGCGCTAATGATCCTAATGATGAGGACCAGCGTGTTATTATTGTGTTCGATAGCCCAACTGAAATTGATGGGATTAGGATCAATAATTATCATCATTTTGGTGGCTTTATAAGTCGCGGGGCGAAGGGTGTAGAGATTTGGTATAGTACTGATGAGATCACGTCGACCGTTTATCAAGAAGCTATATCTAACTCGACAAGAATTTTTAACAATGATTTCGGTCAACATGCAGCAGCAGACGGAGAGGATGAAGAAAACCTTGTATTGACGTTGGGTGGGGTATAATGGGCAAGGGCACAATCATAGCGAACACCGGGGCCGGACAATATACTGTCCAGGTCAACTACAACCGGGATGCGCTGGCTGCCGAGATCGCCAGGCTCAATAGCCGGGTCACGAAGCTCACGGCTGAGATCGCCGGGTTGGATCCAGCCGATGATGCTGAACAGATATCATTGTTGATCCTACAGAGATTGGAATATGAAAAGAGGATTGTGCTACTGGAGAGACTGCCGGACGATCCCACAGTTGCCGGCGTTTGGTGCACAGACAAGACTGAAGAACTTAGCGGTGAGGTCGGGCTGATAGAGGTCTCTGGGGAAAGAACCCACGGGTTGAACATACAGCCGGGGGGGAATGGCAATGCGGTGTATGATGAGGTCCGTGACGGGGCATTGCAGTATACGCTCGGCATGAGTCCGTCTGGTACGGTGTACAATCTGGCCATGATGCCCGGTTGGCAAAAGTGGAAGCCGCTTTATAAGCTGGGGACGATATCATTTGTAAACGAGGACAACGACACTTGTAATTTGACATTGGATGACCGTACCAGTTCGATACGTAGTATAGACATTGTTGATACACTTGAACTGACTGATGTGCCCATTGAATATATGGATTGTAACGCGGAAGTGTTTAGTGAGGGCCATAGGGTTGTGGTTGAGTTTCTTAATCAAGATCCTGATGACCCGCTGGTGATCGGGTTTGAAGATACCCCGCTTGATTGTTGCTTTTGGAATGAAAGATGGGACAGTATCCTTGGTATCGGTGGATGGACTTATACTGGGTTGACCGATGCCGATTGGACAATATCAGCCGATGGAGAATTACATGTGCTCGGGGAAATAGGGGTGAATGTACCTCCGCGTCTTGACGGTCCCAGATCTGCAATATTTAATGTTAGGCGTGCGGCCGGTAGTGATATATCCAGGACGTTGTCATGGGATACTTCGAACGTTTCTGCATCGGTTAGTGATTCGTCTGGAAGAGCTTATGGCCAGGTGCGGATACATTATTTTCATCCACATGAGCATACTGTTGATTTAATTTTCGTACAAGACCGTGAGTATGTATGGACACCGCCGAGTATGTTTGTTGGTTCAGGACCGCAAAGCTTTCCGCTGTCGCTGTTTGTTCCGGTGGATGCTACCAGTATTGAAATATCTGTGAATTTCTTTTTGAATGCAGCTTCATTAGGTCATACGGCAGAGGTTGCCGCTGATATGGATTACATCAAATTGTGCATTACATAAAAGGAGATTGGTAAAATGACAGTCCAAAATATGATTAGCCGAACACTGGGGCGCAAGCCGGGTTACCATCACACGGAACAACTACTGGACGGGGTCACGGGCGATCCTGTTATCATCCCGCCACTGAATGGACAACCGGTCACCTGTAGCATGATCATCACCGGGGTCAGCGGGAAGTTCCAGACCACTACTTCCACTGATGCACTGGTTGCTGCCGGAACTGCTGTGTGGGAAGATTGGCCGGAAGGGACCGTGACTGTGAATACAGATGATAGGCTTTTGTCACCTGTTACAGCAGTGCGCGGTGTCTCAGTCTCAGGCGTTGTCGATATCAATATAGTAATGTAAGAAAGGGGGCAATCATGGGAATTTGGCAGAGTCAAATAAATGATGCTGCTATAGGTATAGGCGGAGCACCTTGGACTGCCAGGGGGATAAAGACTTTGGCGAGCGGCGTGTTGGACGCTTCGGACGGCCCAGGGCGTTATATCGTTGCGTCCGAGGCTGGTGCAACAGATGCGCTCACTCAGATCACCGGGTTGGCCGTGGGTGAACGCATAGCGATTGGCCCGGATACCGGTGACACGATCACGGTTACAGACGGCACCAATTTGCTTCTGGCCGGGGTGAACTTTACGATGAACCACGTAGATGACACGATGGATCTCGAAGTGAAGTCTGCCGGGGTGATGAAAGAGATTGGGCGATCGAGTAACAACTAAGGAGACAATATTATGAAACAACGAATCTTGATATACCTGATGATTCTAATATTCAGCCTGGCGCCACAAGCACTTGGGGTTGATGGTGATCTGGTCTATGAAGGCAAAGCTGTTGGCGGGACGCTGAAAACTTTCCAGGGGGCGGATGTAACTGCTGCTGGCGCTATGACCCTGGGCACCGGTAACATCTTTGACATCGCTGGTAATACGACAATCAATACTATCGTGTCCAAGGGTATCGGAACAAGGATCACATTGCAATTTGATGGGACTCCACAACTGACACATAGCGCTGATCTTTTTCTTCCAACTGCTGCCAATATCACCGCTGCTGCCGGCGACATCGCTGTATTCTATGAATATGCTACCGGGGATTGGCGATGCGAGAGTTATACGCGGGCCGATGGAACACCTTTGGTAGGCAGTGCACCAACCGACGCAACTTATATCACTCAGACTGCCGACGGAGGATTGGCCAATGAGCAGGCACTTGCTGCGCTTTCTTCAGGGATTATGCGCGTGGCTACAACTACCGGTGTTGTAACTGCCTTGACTGATTCCTCCGGTGTGTTTGCCAACGTCTCCGATGAGACTGGCGGCACGGGCGTCATGGTCGGCGGTACTTCTCCGGTATTCACTATATCTATTTTACCAAGTGGTTCTGGCGCAACCGATATCGGGACAACGGCCCTTGAGTGGGGAGATCTCTATTTAGGAAGTGACAAGAAGGCATACTTCGGCGACGGCCAAGAGTTCTATTGGGAATACGAATCTGCAGAGCTTCACATTGGATTGCGCGACGGAGCCGATAATGAGTTTATATCCTTTGAAGACCTGGG